GAGGAGATCGTTAACGAGTGGATCACCGCGAGACAAGAACGCCGGCCCGCCGTTATGGACCCGACGATCTCGCTAGAGATCCCCCAGTCGACCGGTGAACTCGCCGCGACTCTCTCGGTCCTCGATTATTGCTCTGCCGAAGTTGCCCGCCTGCTCAATATGCCCGGCTCTCTCGTCAACGCCCCGAGCAACGGCTACTCGCTCACGTACGCGAACATTGCCGACGAGATGCGCCGGTGGATCGCTCTCAGTCTCAAACCGACCTGGATGGCACGATGGGAGTCCGCGTTCCGCACGTTGACCGGCGACCCGACGATCTACCTCGACCCGACCGAACTCCTCGACACCTACGCTCTACTTTCGCCCGACGCCTCGACGACCGGAGTCCCCTCGAATGATCGCATCTAATAATTTCCAGCGCGCGAGCGCGACCGATCTCGTCTCGGAGCTCTCCGACGACGGCCGCACCGTAACGGTCCGCCTCGTCCCCTGGGATATGCCTCAACCGGTAGCGGACCGATCCGGCCGCCAACAGTACGTCGAGACATTCGCCCGAGGAGGTCTGACAGTCGACCTCGACCGCGTTCTCGTCGAACGAGAGCACGACGGCCCGGTCGTCGGAATCTTGACCGCCACCGAGGATCGCGACGACGGTCTCTACGGCACGATCCGCATGTCACGATCCCAAGTCGGCTCCGACACTCTCGCGGACGTCGAAGAGAGAATCCTCCGATCGGTATCGGTCGACTTCCTCGACCTGCCAGTCGCGCCCGGCACTCAGCAAGTAACGCGGACAGCCGCGCAGCTCCGCCGCGTCGCGTTCGTTATGGACGCCGCACTCGACGCCCCGGTCGTTTCAGTCCGCTCAATTCCCGCACCTTCCGCAACACCTACAACCGAGGAGACTCGAACCATGTCAGATATCCAAGCTATGCCCGAAGTGATCGAGGCGACCGCCGTCGAGGTCTTGACGCCGGCCCCGGTCGTCGAGCAGGTCGTCGAACACCGATCCGCCCCAGCACGCCCGACCGCGCAGCGTTCGCCCGCAGTGCTCGAACGGTTCGAGTCTTTCGGACATTTCGCCCGCTCTGCCGCTATCGGTGAGATCGGCGGAGCCGAGCTCGAACAGTACCAGCGAGCCCTCGCTGACATTCTCACGACCGACTCGACCGGCATGATCCGCGAACAGTGGATTAACGAAGTGATCGACCTCGGCCGCACCTACACGCCGACCGTCAACGCCTGGCGCTCGCGCCCGCTGCCGACCTCCGGCATGTCGATCTCGCAGCCGATCGTTACGACCCGCCCGACCGTAGCGGTCCAGGCCACCCAGAAATCTGAGGTGTCCTCGACGACCGCCGTTATCGGCTCGGTCCAGTGGGATATCGCGACATATGCCGGCGGCAACGACGTCTCGATCCAGCTGATCCGCCGAGCAGATCCCGACTACCTTTCCGAGCTGATGCGTCTCTACACTCGCGAGCTCGCCCAGTCGGTTAACGCTGCCGCTCTCACGTCGCTCAATGCTGCCGCTGCCGTGGGAGTGTCGGGTAACGCCGCTCTCGAATACGTCACCGCTGCCGCGTTCGACGAGCTCGTGATCGACGCCTCCGCCGCGTTTCTCGCCGCGACGTCGCTCCGCCGGCCCGCCGATCAAATGGCGATCTCGGTCGACTTGTGGGCCGCTCTTGGCAAGGCGAAAGACCTCGACGGTCGCCCTCTGTACCCGTCGATCAACCCGATGAACACTTCGGGCACGATGGACGCCACCGCGACGAGCGGCGCAGTTTCCAACATTGGATGGTATGTCGAGCCCGACCTCGGAGCCGGTATCAAAGGCGTGATCGGTGTCCGCGAGGCGTTCGTTACGGCTCTCGGACCGGTCGGAACCTTGACCGCCGATGTTCCCGCGAAGCTCGGCCGGGACGTCGCGATGTATCAGGAATGCGCGTTCGGTGCGTCCGATGCGTCCGGCCTCGTCCAGATCGTGAACGCAACGCCGTGACCGCCAAAAAAGTATCCAAGACCCCAGCAAAGACCGTAAAGCCGTCCGACGACGGCCCGAAGTCCACAGGTCCGCGCCCAGTATGGGAAGGCGGCCAAACTCGCGCCGACTATCATGCTGCTGTGAGAGCGTGGAAGATCGGGCAACGGTCTAGCTGATGGCAGTCACAGCCGCCGACGTAGCAACGTGGGGACGTTTCGGAATCCCTACCGGTACAGAGCTCACGCTCCTCGACCGCGTAATCCTCGCAGCTACGTCGCGGCTCGGCCGCGACTATTACCTCGACGACCCGACGACCCCCGATCAGGACATGGCGATCATTCTCGTCTCAGTCCGACTATGGGCTCGCCGGAACTCGCCCGAAGGTCGCGACGCGTTCGGCGGAGACTTTGCGGTCTCGATCTCGCCGGACGACGCCGACGCCGTCGCTCTGCTGATGCCTCGAAACGGTCTCGCCTAATGTCGTCGATCCAAGATGTCCGAACCGAGATCGCCGGACTCTTGACCGGCCTCGGCGCGGACACCTACGACTATCTTCCTGGCGCTGCCCAGCTCCCCGCGATCGTCGCCGGTCTACCCGATCGACTCGACCCGTATATCTCCTCGATGTATTGGCTGATCGACCTCCCGGTCTACGTGGTCACAAGATCGGCGGAGCCGCTCGCCGGCGAGACAAGCCTCCTCGACCTCGTCGCCTCGACGGTCGCCGTACTCAAAAATAACCGAACCGGGACAACGTTCTCGACTCTCCGAGTCGTCGACGTGACATCCCTCGATCCGATCCAGATCGGCACGATCGACGCGCACTCCGCACAGATCAACGTGTCCGTAATGGTCTCGACCCCTTCCTAAAAATCACCCCGAAAGAGAGAAACTAATGGCATTTGCTCCACTCATCCTCACCGGAAACTTGTCGATCGACTCGGTCGACGTGTCCGATCAGGTCACCGCGTTCAAGTTCTCCGCCGCCCGAGCACAAATTGAGATCCCGCAGACCTTCGGGACGCGGATGTCTTTCGCTGCCGGAAACGACTCGTACGAAGTCGAGATCGAGTACCTCTCGGACACCGACTCGACCGCGATCTCACAGATCCTCTGGACCGCTCTCGCGGACTCGACCGGCACGATCGTCGTCGCCGGCACGTTCCGGCCGGGCGCGGTCTCCGCGACTAATCCTCAGTGGACCGGTACCGCGGTCGTGACCGGAGCCGGTATCGGCGGAGAAGTAAACACCGTCGGCGTCGACTCGCAAACCTTCCCCCTCACTGATCGCCCGACTCAGGTCACCACCTGATGAAAGTCGACGTGCTCGTCGACGGGATCGTCCACGCAGTAGCACCTACTGCCGGCGATCTCGTTCGACTGGAACGCGAATACGGGATCACCGCCGGCTCGATGGATGAGAAAACGACCTCGGTCGAGCACGTTCTCTTTCTTGCCTGGACCGGTCTCCGCCGGACTGGAGTCGTCGACCGCGATCTCACTTTCGACGACTTCCTCGACCTCGCAGATGTCCCCGAGGATGGCCCGACTATGGACCCTCCTCCTCCGCTACCGCCGAAATGATCGCAGCGGTAGCGGTCCGAACCGGTATCGCACCGAAAGCACTCGAAGAGCTCGACCTCGACATGTGGGCTCTCATCGTCGCCCGAGTCAAGAAAGAGAGCCGATAGATGCCAGCGCAACCAGCGGTAACGGTCGAGAACCTCGGGAAAGTGATCCGCCAGATCAAAGCAATCGAACCGGAACTCGTCGACGAGCTCAAAGCCGCGAACCGCGAGATCGCGGACAAGGTCACCTCGACCGCGAAGATCCTCGCACCCAAAAAATCGGGCCGGCTCACTAACTCTGTTCGCCCCGGCGCAACAGCTCGGACCGGTCTCGTCAGAGCCGGCTCGAAACGCGTCCCCTATGCCGCCGTACAACATTTCGGATGGGCGAAACGCAACATACGGCCCGACCCCTTTCTCTATGACGCTCTCGACAACCGTCGCGACGAGGTCGAGGCCGCCTATATCGCCGCAATAACTAAAGTCACCGAAAGAGTCGACTGATGGCAAAAGGCCCAACAATCGAAGTCAAGTTCACGGGCGACACTAAGGGACTCTCGAACGCGACCGGCCGCGTCGATAAGGAGCTCGAAGGAGTCGGCAAAAAGGTTTCGGGTTTCGCGATCGGGGCCGGCGCTGCCGTCGGCGCGATGAGTATCGCCGCCGTACCGAAGCTACTCGGTTTCGGTAAAGAGCTATTCGCGCTCGGTCAAGCCTCCGAGGTCGGAGCAAAAAAAACCGAGACCGTATTCGGTGATTCTGCTGCCGACATTTCCGCGTGGGCCGACGAGGTAAACGAGTCGCTCGGGCTCTCCGACGAAGCGGTCGGGACTCTCGCGACCTCGATGGGCGACCTCCTCGTCCCGATGGGTTTCAGTCGAGCCGAGGCCGCCGAACTCTCAATGACGACAACAGAGGCCGCCGGCGCGCTGTCCGCGTGGTCCGAAGGCCAGTATGACGCCTCGGAGGTTTCCGCGATCCTGACGAAAGCGATGCTCGGAGAGCGCGACGGACTGAAGGCCCTCGGCATCTCGATCTCGTCGGCAGAGGTCGACGAGCGCGCTCTCGCTGCCGCGCGAGCTGATGGTCGAGAAGAGATCACCGCTCAAGACAAAGCGCTCGTGACTCAGGCGCTGATCTTAGAGAAATCGGCCGACGCGCAGACCGCGTGGACTGATGGCACTATGGACGCGGTCAA